CTTCGTTTCCCAAAAACATTAATTTTCAAGTTAATGCACAAGTTGGGCAAATGTCACGTTCTGCCTGCATTGTATTTATTCAGCAAGAAACAGAAACACGCTTGGCGATTGGCGGCTCACATAGCGGCTGGAAACGCGTGGACTATACAGTTGTGCTTCAAGTGTTTCAACACTCCCTACACCGCGATTCAACGGCGGCGATGGACGATTTTGATACACTTATTGACGCCATAAAAGAACGGCTACGTTCCGACCACAACTTTGGTGACACAAGTGGCACCTTAGTTTGGCAAGGAGCAGAGCCAATTATTGACGCCTTTTATGGTGAACCAAGCACAAACAAAGAAGGGGCAACGGAAACGTTTGCTGAATTGCAGTTTGATGTTACGCAAATGATTCAAGCATAAGGAGATGCAATGAAATATAAATATAACGGAACAGATGAACGTGTGTTTCCTACGCTTGGTTTTGTCGTAAAGCCCGGCGAGGAATTTGAAGCACCCGAAAATTTTGTTGCCGCCGACGTAGTGCCTAGCACTTCATTAACAACAAAAATAGCCAAGCCATCAACAATGTCTGTTGCGACAGACTTACCGCAGGAGAGTGAATAAATGTCAGTTCAAAATTCCGTTCGTTCCTATATAGGAATCGCAAAAGAAGCAACAAAAGGCACAGTAGTTGCGCCAACAGATTTTATCCCAGTAGCCAAAGATTCATTAAAGCCAGTAGATATTGTGGACCCACTCTACGATACAGGCTTGCGCGGCTCTAATGTTGTTAATTACAACTACATTCCGGGTCGCACACGTTCTACATTTGATTTTGGCGGCGCTGTATTTGCTGACACTATCGGCTATGCAATTGCTGGCGTTTTAGGTTCAGTTGCAACAACAGGCGCGAGCGCGCCATACACTCACACCATCAGTTTGCTAAACAGCCTAACTAGCGGTGCAGATACACAACCAATTTCTTACACACTTACCGACTTTTATGCCGTTGATGTGCGTTCATACCCTGGTTGCCAATTCTCGGACTTCTCATTGAAGTTTAATGCAGATGGAATGTTAGAGTATGACGCAAAGACAACTGGCTGGCAATCAAGCACAGTTGCAGACCCAACGCCAACCTTCTCAACTGTATTGCCTACGCCAGTTTGGCGCGGCACAGTTTCAATTGGGGGTTCCGCCGTATCAACTGCGATGGAAGGCTCAATTGAAATGACACGCGGCGTTACACCTATTTATGGCATTTCTAATACACAGAATCCATATCAGGTATTTCTTGGCGCACTTGAAGTTACAGGCAACATTAAGTTTGTAATGGAAAATGATGACCAACTTACTAATTTCCTTACTAACGTTCAGCCAGCCATTGTTCTTAACTGGGCATACGGCGCAGGTGCGACGGCAGTTCAGATTCAAGCCACAATCACTAAAGGCGCTTACACCGCCGCAATGATTGAGCGCGGAGATGATTTTGTTTCCGTGTCTATTGAACTCAACGCACAAGCAAACACCACAGATGATGGCGCAAGCGGTGGTTTCGCGCCAATTAAGTGGGTATTGCAGAACGCAAAGGCTTCTGGCACTTACGCGTAAGGTCAGAATAGTAGTGCTAAGAGGCGGTTGCAGAAAACGCCTTCCTTTCTCTCGCCTCTTAGCACCTTTTTAAGTTAAAATCGGAAGGCACCCCGATGGAAGGAAAAGAAAATGGCTAGTAAAACAGTTAAGTTACCAAGTGGCGCAGAGGTAGTCCTACGCGACCCATCTACGTTAAGAGTTAAAGACCGCCGAAAGATATTTGCCAACGCCTCTAACGCCAAAGAAGGCATTATGCAAGCGTTGTCCCTTACTGACGGTTTAATTGCAGTTTTAGTTGAATCTTGGACTTTGGATTTAATGATTCCGTCTGTGCGTATTTCATCTATTGACGAAATGGAAATGGCTGATTATGACGCACTAACGGAACACACCAAAGAAGCACAAAAGGTTCTGTTCCCACAAACGCAAGAAACTGACGAAAGTGCCAAGGATACCGAAAGCCCTTTCGCCGACTCCAACGATTAAAATGGTTACTTGAAGGCGGCGAACGCCACGAAGCCTTTACGTATCCCGATGAAGAATGGCTTTACTATGTCTGTGCTAAAGAATTTGGCTGGACACCGTTAGAGGTTGATGAGCAACCAGCAGGCACTTTGGATTGGTTGCTCGCAATCTCGGCGATAGTGAAAAAGGTGGAAAGTGATAACCAGTAATCTAAAATTGGTAAAAGAAGCCACTAAAAAGGCTGGCAAATCAATTGACGATGGCGCACGTGCTACGCGTGATGAAATGATGACAACTCTAATTCAATTGGCTAAAGCCGAGATAGTCGGCAGACGTCCAAAAGGCGAGCGCGCCGAATCAGGAAAACCACCTATGAACCGAACAGGCAACTTGCGTCGTTCTATACGCGGCGAAAAGTATGATGTTGGTTTTGCCAAATATAATGCAATCGTTGGACCGACTATGATTTACGGACGCGCAGTAGAAATGGGCGGCGCGCCTACTTGGACAAGAGGACAAAAGTTCCCTTATATGTCACCTGCTTATGCCAAATTTAGGCTTATTGCCCCTAGAATTGTGCAAAAGCATATGGCGATAGGTGGCAAATAATGGCAAGTTTCTTACCACCAGCCATATTTGAAATTAAGGCTGTTGCCGACCAAGCCATTGCTAAGTTCAAAGAAGTTGAAGGCGAACTGGACAAAATGGGCAAACAAGCCGACGGCGCTGGCGGCAAGATTTCTAAAATGGACAAGGCTAGTAAGTTGGCTACTGGCGCTTTAATCGGTATGGGAACAGCGTTTGCAGGCTTTGCGGCGATAGGCATAAAAGGCGTTATAGAAGATGAAAAAGCCTTTACTAAACTAGGTCAGACTTTCTCTAATCTTGGTATAAACATTGAAGCCAATCGCCAATTAGTAAGTGATTTAGATGTTGCTTACTCTAAATTAGGCTTTGGTGGCGATGAAACGGCAACCGCATTAAACAGATTAGTTTCAACCACCAATGATTTAGAAATGTCGCAAGGTTTATTGTCCATCTCGGCAGACTTGGCGCGTGTAAAGAATATAGATTTGGCTTCTGCCGCCGCAGTAGTTGGCAAAGCAAGTATGGGTAACGCCAAAGCATTTAAAGAAATGGGTATTGAGTTAGATTCTACTTTACCTAAATCAGAAGCCATTACAAAAGCAATGGACGAATTAAATGATAAAGTAGGCGGTCAGGCGATTGCATACACCAAAACATTTGCTGGTCAATTGGTTGTATTGCGTGAGCAAATTTCTGCTGTTGCTGACACAGTAGGCGCGGCTTTATTGCCATATTTAAAACAAGCAGTTGAGGTTATTGCCAAAGGAATAGAGTTTGTGCAACGCAACGCGGCGGCATTTAAAGTTCTTTTAGGCGTAATTCTTACTATAACAATTGCACTCGCCGCATATAACGCGGCAATTAAAGTGCAGATGGCTCTTACTAAAGCGTGGTCTGTAATAACTGGCGTTCAAGCCGCAATAACTAAATTATTAACTGGGCAACAAGTGGCGCTCAATACGGCTATGAAATTAAACCCCATTGGTCTTATAGTTTCTGCCGCAGTATTGTTGATTGGCGCTTTGGTTTTGCTTTGGAATAAATCTGAAACTTTCCGCAAAATGATGATACAAGTTGGCAAAGTAGGCTTAATGGCTTTAGGGTTTTTAATAAAAGTAACAGGCGAGTATGCGCAATCAACTATTAAATTAGTAACTGGTCCGTTAAAACTATTGTTAAAAGGATTAGCCTTACTTGGCGTAGGTGGCGCAAAAGAAGCGTTAAAAGGATTAGAAAGTGCCACAGAAGGCGTAGGCAAATTCTTTGATAGTGCCGCTAAAAAAGTTACAGATATGGCTGGCAGTTTAGATAAACTTAACAAACCAATTAAATTAACATTTGCCGCACCACCAGGAGTTCCTGAACTACCTAACGTAACTGGCGCAACAGGCGGTAAAGGCGGCGCAGGTGGCAAAGGTGGAGTAAGTAAAGAAACCATAAAAGCCAATGAAGGCTATATGAAAATTATTAAAGACACTAACGACAAAATTGCTAGTGCGCGCACTAAATTTAATGAAACAATGGCAGAACTTGAAAAAGATTATAACAAAACCACTACAAAATTACGTGAAGCGGCGGCTGAAAAAATTGCCTCTCTAACAAAAAATCATAACGAAAAAGTTGCAAAATTAGAGGCTGACGCCAAAAAGAAAACTGTTGAAGCAACAAATAAATTTAACGAAACAATGGCTGACCTTAACGCCAAAAGAGGCGCAGATTTAGCCAAAGCAACACAAGACAATATGGCTAAAGTTGCAGAAATCACCAAACAAGGTAACGAAAAGTTGCAATCTATTGTTGAGAGTTCCGTTAATCGCTTGCGTGACGCATACAAAAAAGGCACAGAGTTTAGCGTTACAGATTTATTTAAAGGTTTGTCAGAGGCTGGCACGGCAAGTGTTGATGGACTTTTGGCAAAAATGAAACAAAAATTAAGTGACGCTAAAAATCTTGCCGAAAATGCGGCGTTTCTCCAAGCAAACGGCTTTAGCCAAACATTTATTGAACAAGTTGTGGCGGCTGGACCCGAAGTAGGCAACAAACTGGCGGAATCTATTCTTAATGCAACGCCTGAAACAATGAAAGAGTTACAGGCTACTTATGCCGAAATGGAAGCCACAACAGATACAGGGCTTGACGCTTTAGGCAGGGCTATGAACGCTGGCGGTAAGTTGGCAACGGCTGAACTTAATAAAGCCTACGCACAGGCACAAACTGATTTACAGCAATCATTAACAAAACAAGCCGCCGAATACACGGCACAACAGGCAGAGATTAATAAAACGTTTAATCAGGCTATGGCAGACGCGGAAAAAACACGTGACGCCGCTATTGCTTCGGCTATGGCTGACTTAGCAGAGGCTTTGGCAGAAGAAAATAAAATGTTTAACGAGGCTGTGGCGGAAGTTAATAGCGAACTGGCTACATCTTTGGCAGAAGCACAGGCTGACTTTGTAGAAAAAAGCGAAGCGGCTCGTAAGCAGTTAAACGATACTCTTACAGAAATTGAAAAAGATTTTCAAGATAAAATGGGCAAAATTAGTGACGCGACAAAGAAAACAAGTGCGGAAATTACCAAAATGTTAGCCAACTTTAACGCCACAAAAGCCATACTTCAAACGCCAATTATTATCCCTGCGCCTATTTATGCGGCTGGTGGGGGCGGCGTTGGTGGCGGTGGTGGCGGTTCAACCTCAAACAAAACTGGCACAACTGCCACAACCAATATCACCACAAACGTTACAGCAAATACAAATGCCAGTCCTAATGCTATTGCGGCTGTTGTTACAAACGGCATTAAATACGGAACTGTTAATACAACCACTTTGGCTGGTATTATGGCTGCAAGCGCGCCTAAGACGGCGCAATTATCAAGTGCGTCAGTTATTTCTAATCGCCGAGCGTTATATGGAGAAATTTAATGTCAGTTACATTAACGCAACCATATTCGTTTTCATTTAACGGATTAACATTTGGTGGCGCTGGTTCGCCTTATCAAGTTCTTTCTGTTGATGGCTTAGAGGCTCTGCCTGAATTGCGCTCGCAAGATGACAACAGAGGTTATGCCGATGGTATGTTTTCAGGACGAGATTTCTATGGCGGACGAACTGTTACAATTATATTTAACACTTTTGCCGCTAATGGCGTTTCTGCTCAAACAAACTACAACACAATTCAATCGTATCTTTTGCCTCAAACGTCAGGCACTACGCCACTTTATTTCTTAATGCCGCCGTCTGACACCGAGTTCCTTAATGCACGTGTAAGAGGCTTAAAGACCGTTGTGGACCCTGATTACACTTACGGCAAGATTACTTCTATGGTGGAGTTTTACTGTCCTAATCCAGCCTATTTCAGCAATAACCAACAGACCGCCACTTTGGCATATACGCCAGCAACTGGACGTATTTATAACCGCACATATAATCTTGTTTATGGCGGCGGTTCGGTTGAAATTACCACCACAATTACCAATAATGGTTGGGCTAACGCTTATCCTGTCATCACTTTAAATGGTCCAATTACTGACCCAATTCTTGGCAACCAAACGCAAGGATTTGCCTTAAACTTTTCGGGGACATATACGGATACCGATGACCTAGTAATAGATTTATACAATAAACTAATCACGCTAAATGGTCAGCCAGCACGTAACCTGCTTATATCAGGCGATTGGTTTTGGGCACAGCCCGGAAATAATCTCTTTTATTTAACAGGCGACGCAGGAAGCGCCGTTGTGGGAACCACACAAGCCGCAGTAGTGTGGAACTCGGCATATATTTAGGAGAATAAATGACGCTACGCACACCGCCCAGTTGGTTACAAAACGGTTCGCACCCTGCCGAAAATGACCGCTTAACAACACAAGCACTTTGGGCAACCACAGGCATTATTAAATCTACTTCTCTTGCGGTAACTCCTAACTCGCCAGTTGGTATGTCTGTAATTGTTGCAAGCGGTTG